TATCAATATAAAGCCGAAGTGATTGCGAGAATAAAAGATGCCAGATAACGAACAGAAGCCTTTGTACACAGAACAAGCAGCAACTGCTAAACCATCAGATGATACCCCCGTAAGAGTTCAAGCCCTTCGTGAAGCAGCTCGAATTATTAATGGCGACCGTAATGCTCAGTATGGCGGTCCAGAAGAAAATTTCACTAATATTGCAAAAGTATGGTCAGTAATCTTTCAACGCGAGTTCACAACGGAAGATGTTGCTATGGCAATGATTGGTATGAAGCTAGCTAGATTTGTTGCTAACTCTGGATTCCAACCAGACACTTGGATTGATATTGCAGGATATGCAGGATGCGGCTACGAAGTGTCGAAAAATCTGCATGAAAAAGAATAATTTAAAAGACCCCCGCAACTATGAAGAGCCAAAGTGCGCATCTATAGATAGTGACTTATTCTATGGTAAAGACCCAGACGAGCCTGGGTACAGTAAGTTCCAAATTGAACGTCAATATGACCTTGCAAAAAAAATTTGTAGCGGTTGTATACACAAAATTGAATGCGCAGAATGGGGCATTCAAAATGAAGACCACGGTGTGTGGGGAGGGCTTACTCCCAATGAAAGAAGAAAGATAAGACGTCGTAGAGAGTCGAAAACTAAAGACACTGTCCTGGTCTAGATAGTAAACTTATATTATGAGTGCTTCTAGAGAATTTACCTCTCCGATGCCGATATGCGAGCTTTGCTGGATTAAAGACCATGCTAAGTGGGAACCAGAAAGCATAGACGACAGCGGAAACATTCTTATGCGCTTAAAGGGAGTAGATGTCCCGCAAAAAATTAATACTGGCTCCGTAGAAGTCTGCTCTGTTTGTGGTCAAATTACAATCTCTGGAATATTTGAATTACGAGATGCAAAAGTTGTTATGTATCCAGCAACTGGACCAGCTGAAGTTCGTCACACATTAACTCCTTTAGAGGACGGGGAAGAGGAGGAAATATGAAAGATGTAAGAGTCGGTGAGTCTTTATGGAGTCAATGGCATGGTGATGGCTATGAGCCAGAGACAGAATCAGAAGTTATTTACTTCACGCACGACCATGTTGATACAGACAACGAGCTAGTTCGTAGAGCTCTAGCTTCAACCCTACAAAGGGATGGAATTGCAGACTCTCTGTCTGATGGATTTAAGATGATTGAGAATGGGTACATAGCAATTGGGTGGGCTGGAATTATTATAGATGAGACTGAGTATTGGGCTTGTGATGAAAATGGTGAGACTGAATATGGTGATTTAGTCGAGAATAGTTTTCCAGTAACTTGGATAGAAATATAGTAGTTTAGTTGAAATTAGTTCAATATTTTTAGGTTGAGTTTGATAGTATAGTTATGTGTGGAAACCAGCAAATACCTTAGATTGGCAGATTGATTCGCTCTGTGCCAAGGCCGAACATACCAACTCTCGGGATTGGTTCTTTTCTAAAGAACCCAAAGAAAAATACGACGCAAAAAATTTATGCTTTGGCTGCCCTGTTCGAAAGAAGTGTCTACAGTGGGCACTAGAGCACCGTCAAATCTGGGGTATCTGGGGCGGAAAAGATGAAGTAGAAATCCGTCGAGCACTTTCTGTTTCCTATAAGGGAGAAGAAGCGCGTCGTCGCAGATTTCCAAATTGCCCATACTGCTCTGCTCGTCCATCTAAACTACAAACAAGTTCTGTAGAAGTTCCAGGTGGTGGTCGTTGGACCGTTGCAAAAATTATAACTTGTACATCATGCAGCTTTTCTTGGAGAAGCAGAACAAGTTTTAATGCAGTAGAACTTTACAACGCTGAAAGAATTGAAAAGCTTGAGAAGAAAATTAAAGAGAAAGAAAAGAAAGCTCGTCGTAAGACTAAGAGTCCTGTGACAAAGCAGCCTCGCAAAACATTACATTCTTAATCATACGTTCGTCTCCTGGCTCAATCTCTACAGCTTTTTTAGCGTACTCTAAAGCTTTTTCAAACATACCTAGTCGATATGCAGCAATAGATGCATAATCATATGGTGCAGCTCCCCATGACTCTGCTTCGCAAAGATACTCTAAAGGTTTTTCTTGTATAGCCAAAGCAGTCTCTGCTGCCTCTAAACATTTAGGCCAATCTTGTCGGTCATAATAAAGCTTTGTAAGGTCCATATATGGCTCACGGCGTCCTGGTGCTTGCTCGATTGCTTTACGGAACCAAATCTCTGCTTCTGCTGGCAATGATTTACCGATAAATCGCATTGATGCAGCACGCTCTGGTGCCCAATGTGCAGTTGGAAGTTCTAAGTGACGTTTTAATTCTACAGCAGCCTCTTGGTACTTTCCATAAAAATACAACTCGCGTCCGTAGTAGAAAGCATTCCTATCGTTATAGGGGTCTTCTTGAACAGACATCTTTAGTAGAGGAAGATACTGGGAACGGCTTTTAGTTGGGTCTGGATGGTGATGTGTTTCAATTTCACTAATCCACTGCTGCTTCTCTTCCATGCCATATACGTACAAGCACTCGTGGACTGGATGCTTCCAACGATAACCTTTACGTGCATGGATGTGGTCATAACTAAACTCAAGTCCAGGAGTTCCATCTTCGTTCCAAGACCAGATGTGCTTGTAGCGAGGACGAGTTACACCAGCCTCCCAGGCTTTTTGTAGTGGCTCTCTCCAGTTTGGAGTAATTACTTCGTCCATGTCAAGAGAAATACACATATCAATATCTAGTGGAAGTGCAGCAAGTGCAGCATTTCGTGCGTCATCAAATCGCCATGGAGATACTTTAATTTCTACAATATTAATTCCAAGTTTTTTTGCAGCTTCTATGGTTCCATCTGTAGAACCAGTATCTGCAATAAGGAGATAGTCAGCTTCTTTCGCGGCTTCATACCACTTCTCAACAAACTGACGCTCGTTTAGAGCAATTGTATAAATTGCTACTTTCATCATTACCTCATTTTCCTGAACCATCGTTGATAACCATCTACAATTATAGTCACTCTATCGGAATAAATCTGTGTAAAAGCATCTATAGAAACCCTTGGCTCTCTAGTGACACCTAGACCAGCAGACCATTGATAGTCATCAAAAGCAATAATTCCACCCACTGCCAGATACTCATAGGCTGCTACAGCATCTTTTATTACACCATAAGCTGTGTGGTCTCCGTCAATGTAGATAAAATCGTATAGCTCTTGGTTTGACTTGAAGAAGTTGTCACTAGTTCCTTTGAACTTAATAACTTTTCTTTCTAACCTAGCTTTATAAGTTTTTGCATCATAGACTTCTTCGACTGTTCCCCAGTTCATTCCGTGGTGTGACGGTTCGTCAGAGCCTTCCCAGGTGTCTACATCTATCAGAACTGAATCTGGGTGTTGCATAATATTTTCCACCAACCAAATGCTGGCGTCTCCTGTATAAGCTCCTATTTGAAGCATTCTCACGGGGCGCTGAGTTAGGGAGCCTAAGTTATATGCAAAATTTTTCTGTCCGTCATTGACGAACCAGTTCGGCATGTCCATTTGTCATTCCTCTTTGTCTCTCTTAGTAAGGAGTTATACCGCTAATACTAGCGTTTTCTGCCCCTCCCCAAAAGGCTCCTGGCGAGTTTCCATCAAAATAATCTTTTAGAGTCGAAGATTTTTCAAAAATAACATTATCTATATAAAAGAAATCGCCAGAAGCGGTTGTAGTAGTTGTTCTATCGATTGTTAAAGTTATCGCTGCAATTCCTGGGTCAGAGTAGACGGGGGCAAACGACAAACGTGTCCACTCAGAGTCTGGTTGAATTTCTACAGCTGCAGAAGCTGGATTGGCTATTGTTGACCCTCCTGAAATTGCAGTAAATGTTCTGGTTCTTAGTCTGTAACTTGAGACTTCGTTATCTGGTCCAGTTTTTATATATAAACTAAATCGATAAGATTCGCCTGGTGTAACTGGAATTCTACCCGAGTTGCCATAGACCGCGCCTGTAAACGAGCCAGTATCCATGGTTACTTTAAGAGAGCTGGTTCCAGAAATAAAAGCTTCTTCTGATTTTTCTATAGAAGCACCTGCACCGTTTGCTG